TCAAGGTTACATTCGACGAAGCAAAGGAATCAGTCGGAGCAAAACTTCTTCCAATTATTCAAGATCTAGTCCAATTCGTAATTGACAAAGTTATTCCAGCACTTGGAAGATTCGCGGATTATTTCAAACCTATAACAAAAGCAATCGAAGATAATAAAGAATCCTTTATGTCATTCTTTGAATTGATTAAACGATTCTTGCCTCCAGTTATGGACGTCATGATGAACGGTTTGAGAATTCTCGCTCAAGTTGCCGGAGGCGTAATCAACGTTATCGCTTCCGTTCTTGACATGATTAATCCAATGATTTCGGCGGCAGTTGGTGGAATAAACACACTCATTCGCGCCTATAACACAATTCCATTCTTGCCTAACGTTTCACAGATTTCGGCTCCTTCAATTACGGTTCCAAAAGTAAGCGTCCCAAACGTTGCAGGATCTACGACATCAATTCCAAACATGAGTGCAAGCGGCTCAACTTCTGGAGGCGGCTCAACTTCTGGAGGTTCTACTAGTGCGACAAGTGACACACCGCAGTTCTTCAATCCTTCGGCTAACTTCGTTCCGTCATTTGGTAAATCTTCATCTATTGCACTTATGGAGGCAGGGCAATTCCAACGCGAATCTTCAATAGTCAATAACATCACGGTCAATGGTGCAATCGACGCAGAGGGAACCGCGCGACAAATTGCCGAAGTGATGAATAATGGATATTACCGAGGCACAGGTGGCGCGTCTCAGTTCGTCGGCATCAAGTGACACAATGGAGCCCAATCTGGGACGTCTCGATAAATGGCGTCAGTTATACGACGGTCACGCTTGCGAACCTCTCGATTACTTCTGGACGCTCGAACATCTATATTCAAGCACAAGCCGGCTATGCGACGATAAATCTAATCAACTTAGACGGGTCGGCAATAATCCCGACGATTAACGATTCTCTTTCAATAGAAGTCAAAGACACCTCCGGAACCTATGTCCCGATATTCGGCGGATCTATTGTGGACGTCGGTGTAATCGTCTCTCAAGTCGGTTCCGTAGGAATATCTCAAACTATAACTATCACGGCTCTAGGGGCTCTCTCAAGGCTTCAAAAGGCACTTACCGACGGCGTTCTAACTCAGGACTTCGACGGAGATCAGATTCTTACAATTCTTTCGGACGTTCTACTTAATAATTGGAGCGAAGTTCCGGCGGCTCTAACGTGGGCAACTTATGATCCGACGGCTACATGGGCGACCGCCCAGAATGTTGGACTGGGCGAAATAGACACTCCAGGAAATTACGAACTGGCACACCGTTCTTCTTCGGTGACAGACGTTTATTCACTCGTTGCCGCACTTGCTACTTCTGGACTTGGCTATCTTTACGAGGACGCTCAAGGGCGAATCTCTTATGCAGACTCAACTCATAGATCTACTTATCTCGCAGCTAACGGCTACACGGATCTCGACGCGAATCAGGCTCTCGGACAAGGAATCAAAATTCAGACTCGAGCCGGAGATATTCGAAACGACGTGACGATTAAATATGGAGTCTCTTCCGGTTCTTCGGTCAATGATTCGGATCCGACTTCAATCGGACTATATGGCGATCTTGCTCAAATCATTACGACAACAATCAAACACAAGGCAGACGCAGAATCTCAAGCCGCTTTCTATCTGACACTCCGCGCTTATCCGCTTCCGATACTGGAGTCAATTACTTTTGCTCTTACAAATCCCGAACTTGACGACGCAGATCGTGACGCTCTTATCGGTGCATTCATGGGACAACCGATTTCGCTCTCAAATCTTCCGACAAACATGGCGGCAGGAACTTTTCTTGGATTCATAGAGGGCTGGAGATTCTCAGCCTCATACAACGAACTATCTATAACTCTTCTACTTTCACCGCTTGCATTCTCACTTCAAGCGATGAAATGGGAGGACGTGAGTGTCGCCGAAGCATGGAACACTCTCTCGCCTACACTCGACTTCGAACACGCGCTCGTCGTGGCTTAGAAAGGGAAAATAATGGCTAATCCAACAACTAACTTCGGCTGGGTCATGCCGACTTCCACGGATCTCGTTACGGATCTTCCGGCAGATTTCAACGTATTCGGTCAAGGTGTCGATACATCGATGGCGGATCTACTTGGAGGCACGACTGGACAAGTGCTTTCCAAAACTTCGGCGACAAATATGGACTTCACTTGGGTCACGCCACAAGTCGGAGACATTACTTCAGTCGTAGCAGGAACAGGACTTACAGGTGGCGGAACTTCTGGAGCCGTAACGCTTACATTCGACGAAGCGAACTACGGCGGAGGACAATATGCCGCAGGTAAGAACGCGGTTATTAATGGCGCGATGAATAATTGGCAACGCGGAACAACTTTTAGCAACTTGAACGGATATTTTGCGGATAGATTTTTAACCGTACCTGCTGGGGCAGTCACTACTATGACAACGACGCAACAATCATTCACGGCAGGAACCGCACCGGTTGCAGGTTATGAAGCGTCATTCTTTGCACGAAACACAATTACGACAGTCGGTACATTAACAAATCTTGACATACAACAAAGAATCGAAAATGTTCGCACCTTTGCAGGTGACACGGTTACTCTCTCATTCTGGGCGAAAGCCGATAGTGCAAGAACTTCACTGGTTTATCTCTTGCAAAATTTCGGAAGTGGCGGATCTGGCGACGTGTATTCATCTACACCTGCTCTAACTCTAACTACTTCTTGGGCTCGTTATTCTTTTACTATTTCCGTGGCTAGTATTTCGGGAAAAACTATTGGTACCAGCAGTTATCTAGCGGTAGGAATTCGTCAAGTTGTTTCAGCAGGATCAGTCATTGATATCTGGGGCGTTCAACTTGAAGAGGGCTCAACTGCGACACCTTTCCAAACTGCTAGCGGTACCATTCAAGGCGAATTGGCGTTATGTCAGCGGTACTACTGGCGAACAGGTGGCGATTCTGCCTACAATTATTATGGAAGCGGAATCAACGGTTCAACAACAATCGCGGCTTGTACAATTCCTAATCCTGTAACTTTGCGAGTCGCTGCAACTTCCGTTGATTACAATTTAGTCGCACTTCAAGAAGATACGACTGGCGGAATTATTGCCGTCACAAGTATTACGAATGGTTTGCCGTCAAAGACTGCAAGTTCCATAAATGCGACTGTAGCCTCAGGATTGACAAAATATCGTCCAGTAATGGTACTTGCCAACAATTCAACCTCTAGTTATCTCGGATTTAGTGCGGAGTTGTAAAATGGATAAAATAGAAATAATCGAAGTAACTAATCTTGACGGTTCAACTACTGAACACGTAATCATCGACCGAGGAAATGGCGAATTTACGTCAATGACTAAGGCGTTCTACGATGAGCAACAGGCTCAAGAAAAGAAATGACATTTCCTAACGGCACTCTTCACCGAGTTATCGAAATCGCTCTGGGCGAAGTCGGTACCGTTGAAGAAGGCGACAACCTAACTAAGTACGGGAAAGCCTTCGGAGTCGATGGTCTGCCGTGGTGCGGTTCATTCTGTAACTGGGTCTACAAAGAAGCCGGAGTAAAGATTCCATCGGTTATCTCAACGGCGGCAGGGGCTCACGCGTTTAAGAATCTTGCTAAATTTAGAGAAGCGCCTCAAGTCGGAGATCTCGCATTCATGAATTTTCCGCACGATGGCGTGGACAAAATTTCGCACGTCGGAATTGTGGTCAAAGTTGCGTCGGATTCGATCACTACAATCGAAGGAAATACGTCAGGGACAGGCGATCAACGCAACGGCGGAATGGTAATGATCAAGACTCGCGCACTCGGTACAGGGTCACCGGTTGTCGGTTTCGGTCGTTGCCGTTTCGCACCTTTCGAAGGTGATCTTCCGGTCATCGTCGAAGAAGTAAAAACACCTATAAAGAAAAAAATAGGAAGGCTAAAGAAATGAAAGAAGCAAAAGCACTAGCTGCGTCGTGGGGCAGAAGTTTCCTAGCGGCGGCAATCGCTCTTATCGCAATCGGTGAGACAGATCCAAAAGCAATCTTTACCGCAGGAATGGCGGCGGTTCTTCCGGTCATTCTTCGATATCTCAATCCTAAAGACGTCGCCTTCGGTGTCTCTGGAAAGTGATTCGTTTCGCACGGGCGGCAACGCTTCTCATAGGGCTATGCGTTGCGTTGTCGTCTTGCGGTTATCAAGGACATATACGTTATGAATGTCAAGAATTCAAAAATTGGGAAAAGCCGGAATGCAAGCCTCCGGAATGTGAAATTCAAAGTGTCTGCTCTAAGGATCTTGTCGGAGAAGGAATTTATGACTCGACGCCGTAACTTGCTATCTCCCGAAGATATACACGCGCGCCTCATTCTTGCCATCGGCCTATCTCTGGCAACGGTATTCGTCATCACTACGGTCGGCATTACTTACGCACTTATATTCGTGACGCAACCGGTGGTCAATCAAGCTCCTAATGACGCGGCGTTTATTGACGTTCTCAAAATGATAGTGACATTCTTAGCCGGATCTCTCGGTGGCGTACTAGCCGGTAACGGGCTCAAATCTAAATCAAAGCCAATAGACACGCCGACGGATACGCCTAAAGGTTGAAAATGTCGGCTCTCGATGAGACTCTTTTCTCGGGAGCAACGACAAGGCTCCCACGGGAGCAATAATGAAAGAAGAAATAGGTTATTGGTTAAGTCTGGCAGTTCTTGGAATTCTTGGAATTTCATGGGGCTACTCAAGAGGCTGGAAAGATGGACATTCCGAGGGCTACGTTCGCGGACGTTCTATCGCAAGCGCACTCAAGGAGATTAAGAAATGAGTAATTTCCTAGAGGGATACGAGGACGTCAATGCTCGAATTACAAGAATCCACGCCGAATTCCCATCGTGTCGAATTATTACGCACATCGAAGATATCGACGTCGTTAAAGGTTACGTACTCGTCAAAGCAGAATTCTTCAAAGAGTTCGAGGATCACGTTCCATCATTTACAGATTACGCGCTGGAAATGCGGTCAGATCGTGGAGTCAATCTGCACTTCTGGGTCGAGAACGGAATCACTAGCGCAATCGGACGAGTCATCGGTCTAGCCTCACCGTCGAAGGATCCGAAAACTGCCGCACGTCCAACACGTCAAGACATGGAAAAGGTTGAACGCCTATCCACTTCGGACGTTTCAGAATTGAAGAAGAGTGACGCTTGGACTTCGATACCATCGTGGGACACTAAAGAAGCTGCCGAAAGTGCCGGAATGCCAACACTCGGAACGGCAATCGACACCATCAAAGACTCGCTCGGTGGTGCGATTCTCGACGATCCATATTCATGCAAGCACGGAGCGCGCAATTTCAGATCCGGAGTATCTAAGAAAACCGATAAGCCCTACGGTGGCTGGTACTGCCCGAATGGCATAGTTTCGCACCAATGCGAAGTCGTCTGGGGCGTATTAGGTGCAGACGGTAATTGGGCGGTAAAGAAATGACTCTCGTTCAATGTGATTCCTGCTGGAAATTGTTTGATATTAATAAAGTTAAAGCATTCAAACCGAAACGCGGATTCAATGGCTGGTTATGTGTCAAATGTCAGGTAAAGAAATGAAGTGCGAAATTCGTTGCGATTCATGCGACAAATACACCGAATCCAGCAAAGGTCAAGCATTCAAGGATCGCGGAGAAGTAGTCTTATGGATCTGTTACAAGTGCCAACCTCAGAAATAAGATATTCAGTCGCATTCGCCGACGAAATGTATATCCATCAAGCTGCAACGGAAAAGATATTACAAGGATCCGGAATCATGGGAACTCAGCCTCGATACAACCTGGCTCTTAACACGCACGAACAAGTCTCGGAGTTAGCCGAATCCATAACGGCGGAGTTAATCGTGGCACGTTACTTCGGACTCGATTATGACGCACGTCAAAATAACGGCAAACATCACGCCGACGTCACTATGGCGAATAAACAAGGCTTAGAAATCAAGTGGACGAAATACGAATCGGGTCACTTGATTATCTATCCAAATGACAGAGATAGCGACGTCGCGGTTATGGTGGTCGGTAAATCACCTACCTATCGAATAGCCGGCTGGATACCGGTGCAATTCGCTAAACGCGCAAAATACAAACATCGCTCTCAAGATTCATGGTGGATCGAGCAACACAATCTCTTTCCAATCGAGGATCTAGTAAGGAGCGAACATGGACGTTCACTTATATAGTTGTCGAATATGTAAGAAGGTCACAATGCAACGCGAACGAATCGTCACGGACAAGCTGCCGCCTAATGTCAAGGTGCTGGAATGTCTCAAATGCGGAGTCATGGGAGTCGTGTTACTGGAGAGTAACTTATGAATAGTTATCCACAGAAGTTATCCACAGGCACACTAAACCTGTGGACGACACGCAGGAGTCGCGCTCAAGTTATCCACATACTCGTCGGTAACTTGACAAAGGGACTACCATCACGACGCGGTGGAGAGCCCGTCAGCGGTCTCGCTCGCAGCCGAGTCTTGGTGGTTGCGGGAGTTCTATGTCTTAACGTAGTAATGACGGCTTATCCATCAAAAGCAGTTAATAACACAGTAGAGATATACAAACTCTACGCACACACAAAGCTTCTCAATGCAAAAGAATTTCATTGTGTTAATCTGTTATGGACAAAGGAATCTCAATGGAATCCACGATCTAAGAATAAAAATTCAACCGCATTCGGAATCCCTCAACTGCTCAAGATGAAGGAAACAAATCCATTCAAGCAAATAGATAGAGGCTTGCGCTATATTCAACACAGACATTCCACTCCATGCGAAGCGTGGTCATTCTTCAAATTAAAGGGCTTCTACTAATGGCAACTCAAAGCGCACGTGCTAATGGTGGGACAACTGCATGGCGAAAGATACGTGCGCGAATCCTTGCTCGCGATGGCTGGACATGCCAATATTGCGGAAACGATGAACACGCCCTAATGACTGTAGATCATGTGATTCCGATATCTAAAGGCGGCACCGATGAGGACTCGAATCTGATAAGTGCATGTCAAAGGTGTAATTACTCGAAAGGAAACAGAATGGGGCGGTTTTTTGGAGGGGCTAGAACACCTCTGACTCTTCCCTTTTC